TGCCAGCTTGGTGCGCTGGTCGCGCCGTTGCTAGTTAGCACATAGGTAGACGCGCCGCCTGCAATACGCGCCATTTGATTTGCCGCGCTCGCGTATGCCATGTCGCCAGCCGTGGTAACTACCGCGGCGCTTGTGCGGCTCATGTCGCCGCTCGTTCCTAGAAAGGAATTCCAGCTTGCAGCAGTTACTAGGTCGCCAGTCGTTTTGTCAGTCGGTGTCGTCCAAGGCATAATAAATCTCCATTATAAAGGTCCTAAAACTGTGGTTTGCCCAATATTGCTATAACCCGTGTTTCCCAACGCCCAATACGCTGTGTCGCCAACATTTTCCAATATCCATTGTACCTCGTAATTATCAGGCGCAATTGAATGACTTTCGCCAATAACGAACCAATCTCCGGTGGCGGCGGTTTGAGTTTCATTCAAGGTCACACGGTCACCCATGGTAGTGGATAACAAGTCGGCGGTTATGGTTGTATTCCACCCTGAAAAGATAATGGATGCAATTTTACCAACAGGGTCTTTGCGCAATGCAAGGTGAAAATCACCAAGCGTAGTTGCATCGGTTAGGTTGTCCTGCGTTCCGCTTGGCGAATAACCAAGTCGCCCATGGCTAAGTCGGCTGGTTTCATCAATCACGGAATAAACCTGTGAACCAAAGCTGGTCAATGGTGTGCCGCGCAGTTTGCTGGTTCCTTGTAAATATACGCTGTTTGAACTTGCGTTGGTGTAATTTACAACCATTTCCGTAGCCATGGCGGACACCTGCGTAGCAGTTATTTGGGATGTAACATCGTTGCCTAAACCATCAGGCAGGCTAAATGCGGTAAAGTCGGTAATTGCCACCGGAGTAATTACTGCGGTCGCGCCTACCTGTGCGCCGTTTGTGGAGTCGGTAAACGAATATGTAATTTGCGCAGTAGCTAATGCAGGAATTTCTTGTTCGAACCCTAAAATCGCTAATGTGCTTGCAGGAGTTCCGGTAACTCTTGGTTCGTAATTAACCGTTATCCAATTAGCTATATCGGCACCATAAATGTAATCCATAGCTATACTTTTATTATTCAAGGTTGCCACCACCGTGGTATTGGTTAGCATGTGGTGGCGGTCGTAAAAAACCAGAACTCCGCTTCGGTTACAAAAAAACCTTCCTGCTTCTCTTTCAACAGTTTGAGTAATTGCTTCATGAACTGTGGTTTCCACATCCCAGTCGCCTGCATAGTCAAATACGGTTTGTCCTGTGTCGGCGGTGTAATAAACCGAGGTCGCGCCTAACCTTGTGGTTATTCCGAGTTCGCCACTTCCTAATTCCCAATACGAGGTAAACCCCGGCGGGTAGGTGGCAGAATTTTCCAAAATCGCCTCGATTATTTCGTCTGCGCGTTTAAATAATTGCAGAGGTATTTTACTTACCACCAACTGCGCTCTGTCAAACCAGCCTACTCCTTCAATTTCACATTTGCGTTCACCCATGGTGTTGTCATTTGGTGAAACCGAATAAATCCACCCTAACCACATGGTTCTGGTTATTGTAAGGTAAGTAGATGTAATTTTTATGGCAACACCTGACCGTAAATCAGGAAAATACGCACCACTTGTATATTCGGGGCTAAATCGTTTATCTAGATTATTGACGGTAATGCTGCATGTATTGTCTCTAGCCATGGTCTCCAAAGGTTCGGAGAAACCAATTTGCCAATTCGCCGCAACCACATAGGCGGTTATGTTGGTTGAAAATGTTCCATCTCCCGCCAAATCCAAATACACCGCGAATGCAGGTTTTGCCATTTAGTTCAAGCGAAAGTTTTTGCCACGCGCCCTAGCTTCTTTTTGCAGGGCAGAATATAACTCCGAGGTGCTTTTTACGCCGTTCAAAATAACTGTGCCAATATTTAGGTCGCCACCACCTGACATGCCTTGGCGATTACCCATGGTTTGGTTACTTATGATATTTCCTGCGGTGTGCGGCACAAACAATTCCGGTCCCATTTCGCCGACCAAATAAGGGTTGCCGCCCTGCATAGCGCCACCTGTTGCGAACGCACCTTTTGCATTTGGCTTTTCCTTTGGCGCATCTTTTGTTTTTCCCGCATCATTTCTACCAGCATCAAGTGGTTCAGATTTTATAATCACCGGATCGTTTTTCCAATTTGGGTCTTCACCAGCCGCCGCAGAAGGCGCCGCAAAAACACTTTTGAAAATTGTGGTAAGTGTGATTTCTCGACTTTGCGCTTTGTTCCACTCATCGTTATGTTGTTGGGCTTTTAGAATTACATAGTCATACAGTTTTAGGAACTCATCCATGGTTGGAACAATATTGCCTCTGTATTTTTCCACATACAAATCCGTAAATGCTGTATACGCTAATCCTTTTTTATGCATGTCCTCGCCATACAGTTCTTGAAATTTGGTTGTTGAGTCAGCCATGAGTTGAGCGCCAATTGTTTCGTTTAGGCGGGAATTTGCTACATCGCTGTCTTTCAAACCCAAAGCATCTCGGAAAATTTGCATGCGTGTTATGTCATTTTGTGAAAATAGCTGGGTGTCGCCTTCCGCTTTTATACCCGCCAAACGAAGCAATTCTTTGTCGAAAATTCTCACCCGCATTTCCTCGGCTAATTTCTTGGTTAGGTTTTTCTCCGCTAATTCGTATTCCGCGAGTTTTGCTTTTAATTTGTCGTATTCTTCTCGCGCCTTGGTAATCATTGCGGCGTTGCCTTTTTGACCATCCTCTAATTTTTTTAGCTGACCTGCAGTATCCTCAAAACCATCTCCCAGCAATTTGACATCATTTTTAGCTGCCGCACTATCGGCAGAATTGGTCAATAACGCTTGGTTATTTAAATCCATTTGTTCTTGGTATTTGCGCATTTTCTCTTTTGACGCATCCGTGGTTTCGCCCGATAAAATATTGGCGGCAATTTCCTTTTCCAATGCAGAGGTCAGTTCGGCAGTTGCCGTATGTAAAGCATTACGGTCATCAATAAGTGCCTGCTCATTGGCATGTTGGGTTGCGTACAGCGGCATAATTTTGTTTAGTTCTTCGCCGAGTTTAAATGTCATGGCTGTTTCTTCGGCGGTCAAGGCAACACCAGAGGCGCGTTTGTCGTGCAATGTGTGTAAGGTGCCTAAAATTTCTCTTTGCTTGGTATCCAATGCGCCTAACCTTTGGGTTACAAAAGTTGTGCTATTTCCGTAACCACTTTGCGCATCAATAATTCCCAACATCGCCAACCGTGCTTTGTCGGTGTCGGCTTTTAGTTTTGCCGTACCGCCGCCTAATTTGCCAATTTCGATTTCAGCTTTACCCATGGCGGTTTTGGTGTCGGCAATATTTTTCTGTAAATCCGTTTCTTGTTTGATGTAATCCATCTGGATACCTTTTACGACATCCATAGCTTCGCCCAATAATTTCAATTCCGCCTCCAACTCTTTGGCGGTTTGTTTGTGAGTTTTTTCCATTTCGGTTTCCAACCTGTGTTGTTCGGTCAAAGTAACATATTGGTCGCCTAAAGTTTTTAACCTAGCCCTTTGCGCTTCCGTAGGTTCTGCTGACATTTTTACACCGTCAACCAAAATACCACCAGCTTCGGTTGTCCGTTTTATAGCTTCGGTCAATTCATCATGTTGCCTTGCATTTGTAGCGAGTTTGCCTGTGGTGGTTTCCAAAAATTCCATGTATTGCTGGGTTTGGTCTTGCCGTTTTTGTAACTCTATTTGTCGTTTTTCCGTAGCATCTTTTTCTATGCGGGCTAGTTGGTCTTGGGCTGTGCGAACTTTTTTTAACATAGACGCTATATCGTCGTCTGGCGCCAAAAATGACAATGCGACCATAGCTGTTGGGTCATCTGGATTTTTCATTGCTAGGTTTTTTTGGTGAGCAAATTCCGCTTCGGTGAGCTGCACGACTTTGCCACGCAGAAAATCGTATGTATATGCTAATTCGTGACCCTTAATAATTCCTAGTTCCACACCCTTAATCAATTCTTCTTCAACAGTAATAAAATCGGCATACCTTCGTGCCAATGGCAATAAACTATTAAATACAACAGTCCAAACTTCTGCCCACCGTTTGACCGTAGGAATGCTTGTTCGCCCTAATTCCGTGGATAGGTTAGCTAAACTATCTTTCATCGTTGAAAGTTTGCCTGTGGCGGTTTCCGCTTGTTTAGCCATCAACCCGCCAAATTCCTCTTTCATTCCTGCAATAAGTGTTTTAATTGCTTTATCGGCAGGCACCAACCCTTTTTCAATCATTTTTCCCATTTCGGCAGTTGTTACGCCAGCGTTGTCCGCCAGCATTTTGAGCGCGGGAATTCCGGTTTCTGCCAACTGCCGTAATTCCTCACCGCTAACTTTGCCTTTTGCCTGCATTTGACCCAAGGCGCGGGTTAGGCGGTCAATCATTTCGCCACCACCGCCAAGCGCAGATGCGGCATCGCCGACCGCAGTTAACATGGGTAAAACATCACGAGCGGCAAAACCGTATGCCATCATTCGTTTCGCCGCACCCTGTAATTCCATAAATTGAAACGGAGTTTTATCGGCAAACGCCCGCAAACTATTTAGCATTGCCGTGGCTTTTTCTGTTGAACCTAGCATTGAGGTAAATGCCATCATGGATTGTTCCAATGCGGCGGCAAGGCTATAAGCATTCACGATGGCATCTTTCATGGCATTTACGATGGCACCTATGGTTAATGGTATTTGGGTTGCACCCGCCACCGCCATCATTACTTGGCTAAGTTTGCCAAAACCTTCGCCAGCACTAGCGACCTTGGTTTTTAATGTGTCTACTTCTTTGCCGAGGTTTTTTATCGGTTGCGAAGCTTGGTCACTTGCCTTAATAACAATAGTTACTTCAGCCATTTTCTTTTTCCATTTTTTCGATTGCTATAACCATTTTGAATTGTTCGGGGTTGGTGTCCGCCCATTGAGCGATTTGTTTCCCTTTCATGCTTTTAAACGCATTATAAACATTTAGGCAGGCGCTCATTTGATTTAGTAAATTGGCAGGTTGGTCGCGCAGTCCGCCTGCTTCAGGTAATGCTTTCCACATTTCCGACTGCCAAGCCATGGCAAGCAAGGTCGGTGGCATTTCGCCATCTCTGGCGCACTTGGCAGAGGCGATTAAGGTTTTGGGTCAATACCCATAACCCGCCCGTAAATCGTAGCGATTTCTTCGGATATCCAAATCACGGCATCCGGTGCCATTTCATCAACATCTTTTGGTTTCATTGGTGGGCTGGCAACCCACCCCGCAG